GGCCGGCGAACGACGACTGGCCGCCCGAATCGCGACGATTCATAAAGCCGACACCGACGAGGACCGCGAGGACGCCGTGTGGTATGCCCGCCGCGTCCTCGACCAGCTGCTGGACTGCGGTTACAGCCAGGTGGCCGCCGAGGGTCAGGCCCTGCGGATCCGCAAGGCGTCGGCCGAGGTCGCCCAGCGCCTGGCCACGGTCGATGCCGCGCCTGGTGCGCTGAATGCCCTGGGCTTCAATGTGCCGCTGTTTAAGGTGCGATTGCAGCGCCTGCAAGCGGTAATCAGCCAGTACAGCCCGGCCGAGTTCGCCCGCGAATGCGCGCGCCTGGCCCGCACCGCTGACCCGCGCGTGCTGGCCGAGGACGAGTTTCAGTAAATCCCACCCTACCGCCGCGCCGTTCGGTGCGGCCATCACTCCCCGAGACGCAAGCATGTCCCACTTCTACCATGTGTGTTTTTCGCAAAGCCTGGCCGACGGCCGCACCGCCGAAGGCGACGCCACCCTGGAGCTGCAAAAGCCTCTGGACTACGTCAGCGACGTGGCCCTGGTCAAGCAGCTGTTGGGTCAGCAACACCCGGGCGCCGGCATCGTGATCAAGTCCTGGCAAGCGCTCAAAGGGCCGCAACGGCCGCACCAGGAGCAAGCCGCATGACGCCACTGCAACGTGCCACCTATGACGCCCTGGTCAAAGAGGGCTTTAAATTGGTCCTGGAATCGGGCGACATTGTCCGCGTGACCCGTCACGGCGATAACCGCGTGATCTATAAAGATGGCAGCCAGAAGCGTGGCCACCACGTCGCGCCTGGCCAGCTTAAAACCCGGGGCCGTGCATGTTCCTGACCAGCCCCCTGGTGGCCCTGACCCTGGCCTGGCAGCGCTTGTTGCAGCCGCACAAATCAACCCGTTCTGAGGTGCCTCACATGAACAGCTATCAACAGGACCTGACCCGCCCGCTCAAAGCCTGGTGCGTGGGGGATTTCAATCTGTACGCGGCCGAGGACGCCGCCCAGGCGCTGACCCTGGCGTGCAACGTGGCCGGCCCGGCGAGCTACACCCTGGACGATGTCGTGCCCGCACCGGCCGACCTGCTGGACGAGCGCCTGGCCGATGCCAGCGGCACCCGCCTGTCCTGGACGCTGCGCGGGCTGCTGGTCGATGCCAAAGCCCCGGGCCATCTGGCCAGTTATGAGTGATAATCGCGGCGGCCTGGATGGCCGCCGTGTATCACCCATCGAGAAAGAGAACGGACATTGATAGGCAAAGCCCTGGAGGAAGACAGCTTGCGCCTGCTGCTGAGCCAAAACGCCGTGCGAGACGCACGCGTGTACCGCTCCCAAGTGCGCCCGGGGCATTGGTCCCTGGAGATTCGCCTGGGCGGTGGTTCGTCGCGCATGATCCCGCTGCGCTCCCGACGTGAGCCGGTGCGCACCTGGGCGTCACTGACGGCGGTGGGACGGTTTGCCGAGTCGGTGGGTTTGCTGGAATTTCGCGTGGAGCTATGACCGGTCACACGGGCGTTTAAACGGCATAAAAAAACCCGCCTGGTGAGCGGGTTTTTGTTTCCGGGGTGATGATCAGCGCGGGCTGAGCGCCTGGGTGATGGCATCACGAATGCGCGGCGAGCAGCGCACCAGGTACGCGGCAATCAGCTCCAACGGCACGGCGCGGATCTGGCCGAGCTGGTTTACCGGGGTCTGACGAATTTGGGTATAATCGAATGCTGACATGGCTCACTTTCCTTTAGACGGGGATGGGGGTTTTGTCACTGGTTGCCAGGGTGGTCGAAGACCCTGGCGGCCAATCCTTCCAGACCGCTGATCAGCGGTGTTTCGCCTTCAATAGCTCAAAACCTTTTTGCAGGGCTTCGCCCATTTTCATGCCGTGTTGCGCTGCCCACACTTTGAGTTCGGCGCGGAATTCGGCGGTGACCTCGGTGTTCAATCCCACTTTGCCGGATTTGGCCGGACGGGCCAGGTTGTTGGTCAGCGCCGGGGTGTCAGAGACGCCTTTCGGTGGCTCGCCCTTGAGGCTTGCGCGCGCTTTCGGTGGCTTTGGTACGGCGGTGGTGTCGACGGTGTTGGCTGCTTTGGTCATGTCTGCTGTTTCCTGTGGATCTGTTATCGGTGATTAGGCTGCAAGCTGTTCGATTCGCTCAATTATCCCGCGAATCCACTCGTTGGCCTGTTTTTTCGGCCCTGGCGCACCTACTTCGGTGATCGCGCGGCCCTGGTCGTGCGCCTGGCTGTAGCAGGTCATAAATGAGATATGCCCCGGCGAAGATTGAAAGCCGGCCTTGTCCAGATAGATGCGCGCCTCGGCGACGTCGACCTGGCTTTTGCCCATGTTGGTCAGCGGGAACAGAATGCGCGTCGGATCTATGCCGAATTCCTGGACCAGCGACAACGCCAGGCTAACGCTCGGTTCCAGGTCGTCCAGGCCGGTGCCCGAGGGGATCAGGATCAGGTCAGACGCCTGGGCCACCTCGGCGGTTTCCTTCGATGAATAGCCTTTGCCGTCGATGATCACCAGGTCGTAATCGTCACGGCCGGCCAGCACGGTGGAAACGTGCGCGTGTTTTTCGATGGCCAGCGCCGGGGTGATGTCGCGTGCCTGACGGCGCAGGTTCCAGCTGACGGCACTGGCCTGTCCGGGGTCCATGTCGCGCACCACGGTGTTCCATCCGCCTTTCGTGAACGCCACCCCGACGGCCCGCGCAATCGTGGTTTTGCGGGTGCCTCCCTTCTGCGCGAGGATTGCTACGGTAAACGCCATGCTAGTGCCCTTTCTTCTATTTTTGTAGAAAAGTAGTTTTGTAGTGCTTGCCATCGAGTCTAGTCGCGGCCAGGCGAGCAAGCAACAGAAAAATAGAAATGTAGAAATGTATTTATGGGCGCTAGCATTCCACCACGCGGGACGATTAGCGGCCGCGTGGTGGATGGGGTGTCGTGGATTGGGGTGCAGTGAGGGAGAAACGGGGGGGTTAAGCGATTCGGCCGAGGTTGCCCCCGGCCTGGACAGTGAGCTAACCGCGTGGGTGGTGACGTTTGTTGATGTAGTCCAGGTAGTGCGGGTCCTGCACAGCGGGGCCGCGTGAGCCTCCGGCCATGATGTCGTAATCCATGGCCTTGCTGTTGGTTGGGATCTGGTGCTGTTTGAAATAGACCACGCTGGACAGCCCAACGATGGCTGCCATTACGGCAAAGACCAAAAACGCACGCGCCTGGAGTACACCCAGGGTAAAAGCGCGGGTCAGCATGTGCGCTTTGTTGCGCGCGCCCAGCTTGCCGCGAATGCTGGCCTCGACGAACGCCATTTCGTCGGGTCTGACGCCGATGGCCTCGGCCGTGGTTGCGCACGGCTCGCCATCGGCCAGGCCGACCAGGTAGCGCAGTTCGCGACGGTCCAGGTTTTGACCTGGCCGGCCGATAACTTCCTGCCCGGTGATGATGTCCGACATCGTCCGATCCTTAATCCATCGCCAATGGGTGGGGCTGCTGCATCACCTGCTGGCTGTCCAGCGTGAGGGTGGCGACCTGTTGCTGGAGCATAGACAAAGCCTGGCCACGGTCAAAAGGCTGAAAGCTGGTGACCAGGGTTAACAGGTTGTCGATGCCCCGGGCCAGGTGGGTGTTAATCAGTTTGATCTGTAGCAGTTCGCTATAACTCGCCTGTCCCTGTTCTAGCGCCGAATCGAGCAGCGTCGTTAGCACGCCGCCATAACCATCCTGGCCAACCTGGTGCAGTTCCTCGGTCAACAGACGCTGATTGTCGTCGTCGAACACGGCCACCACTCCAACTTCGGTTATGCCAACTACTTTTTTTAGCATTAGTAAAGGTCCTTCCTAATATTTGTGCATCTTTATACTAAAAGTTAATTCCGCAGCCACAAAAAAGCCCCGTTCGTGGGGCTGGGCGTTATCGATACCGTGAAATGTTCGTCACGCGTCCGATTATGCACAGTGATTCTAGTGCGCTCGCCTCTATCCTTGTTTCCCTTTGGTACTCGCCATCCTCGGCGGTGACCGTAAAGCTACCGTCAAGTTCCACGCAAATCCAGCGGAACCACACTTTATTGCGCACTAACATGGCGTACATATCGCGATTGGCCGGTATGCGCTGATCCCGATTCACCAGGGCCCGCGCGCCTTCGGGCAGTGCTGGAGCCATGCTGTTGTCGCTAGCCGCCAATAAAATCAGACGAGCGGGGTTCAGACCATGGGCCGCCAGCGCTTCGCCGCTGAATTGAACGGTGCGATCCGTCGGCAGCATGACCACGTCACCCGACGGTAAAGACACCGGCGCGTCGTCCAGGCTGACAAATTCCCGTGCGGCGGAATCCTCGTCGCGCTTGAACTGAGTGAAACCGCATAGATAGGCCGGGGCCACGTTTAGGGCTTCGGCCAGTTCCAGGATCTGTTCCATCTTCGGCAGATTGCGGCCGCTTTCATAATGGCTGATACGGGTTTCACTAGGGGCCGACGGCATGCGCGCGCTGAGCTGACGCGCCGTTAGGTCCATTTCGGTGCGGCAGGAGCGAAGCCGACGGGCAAAGTTCTGACGGATATCCATAGGGGGGTCTGAGGATCCTTAGTGTAAGAGTTATTCGGTGGCAAACCATATTTGCAATACTACGCATAATTAATACACTTTCTGTTAAGTGATCAAGAAAATGCCAAACAATCGGTAAAATTTCCCAAAAAAATGTTGAAAAACTGGCGTTATGCCGCTATAAATTTAACTAATTGTTAAGCATTTTCCGATTAGTTGAGTTTTCCTGGCCCATGGCGACGTTTTTTTACGACCAGCTGAGCGCGCATCCGATCACCCAGGCTCTGGTCAAACGCCAGGGCCTGATCGGGCTCGGGCGCCTGGTCCGACTGCTGGAGGATTGCACCGACGCGGGCCTAGTCGGCATGACCAAGGCCGACTGGTCCCATGCTCTGGCGTGCCCCTTGTCCGAGCTGGACGCGTTGATGTCTGAGCTGGCTCGCCTGGGCGTTTTGGGCAAGCAATGGGCCGACCCTGGCCAAGGCCTGGCCATGGTGGCCCTGGGTGACGGCCTGCGTTTTCTGCTGGCTCGTCCCGACCCGTCGACCGTGATCTATACCCGCGCTGCGCAGTGGGCCGAGTGGATGACCGCCGAACTGGCGGCCCCGGGCTGGCTGACCAGCGATCCCGCCTCACAAGAATTGTTCCGTCGGTGGTGCGCCTCTAACGCCACCCTGGCCGAAATGAACCGGGCCGCCGAGCTGGCCGCCCAGGTCCCTGATATTTCCCCTAACGGCCTGTTCAACGCCTGGAAACAGGTGCGCGCCGAACGAGTTTCCCAAGCCTACAGCCGCGCCTGATCGGGTGCGGCCTGCCCGTCCTGGGCACCCTTCTACAAGGTATTGCAATGATCCTTATCGGTCTGTTTGGTGGCTCGCCTGAGTCCCGCGAAGAAATCACCCGCCTGATGCTAGCCGCTGCCGGCAGCGACCTGGGCGCCTACGGTCTGTCGCCATCGCAGGGCCTGGATGGCCCGGCCCGCGCGGAAAAACTCGCTGTCGTGCTGCGTGGCCTGGGGCCCCAGGTCAAGGACCGCGGACTATTGATCAGCCACGTTCTGACCACGGCCGAAGCTGACGCCATACGCGCCCGGGGCGGTCGCCTGCTGTATGTCCAGGGCGCGCCGTGCGAACAGATCGCGATCAGCCGGCACGACCTGGCCGTGACGGTCACGCCAGGCGGCGACCGGCACTACCTGGACCCGGTCGAAGCGTATTCGGAAATCCTGCTGTCGCAACGGCGGGTGCGTTGATGGCCCTGCCGTCGTATGCCTACGGTGACCCGGCTTTGATCGCCGAGCGCGACGAGCTGCACCGGATGGGCTGTCGTGCCTGCGTGCGCGCTGAGCGCGTGCTGGGTGAGTACGTCTGTACAACCTCGCTCAAATACCCGGCGTGCCGGCAAGAGCCCCGCAAGGGTTACAAGCTGCTGGCCAGTGCCGGGGGTGAGCGGTGAGCGCCAAGCCTGGCCGCCTAGAGCGCCGTCTGGATGCCTGGGCGCGCTGGGTGGTATCGGGCGGCCAGGACAAGGCCCCGCCGTCGCTGCTGGCCCGCTGGATGGCCGGCAAAGGTCACATCGTCTTCGGCGGTGGATCGAGCGCGCCCAGCGACGTGATCGAAACCGTGATCGAGGCGACGGTTATGCAGATGTTCGCCGAGGACGCCCTGGGCCAGCTGCGCGCCGATGTGTTGCGCCTGGAGTTCGGCGCCGGATCGCACCAGGTCGCCCAGCGCCGGGGCATTAAGGGCTTCGATCCGCGCACGCGCAGCCAAGCCAAAATGGCCGAGGCCCTGGGGATCAGTTACCGCACCTATCGCCGCCGCCTGGCGGAAGCCAAAGCCATCGTAAACGCTGCATTGACCGCCGCGCTGCCACCTCGGGAGAAAGCCACATGTCCCGCTACAAACTGATTGAACGCAACCAGGCCCCGCGCAAGAACCGAGGGTTGTACAGCGCCGATGTCGTGCGTTTCCAGGCTAGTGAAAAGTATGTGTCCGCCTACAGCCTGGACGGGGAAATTTTGCTGCGCGATTCGCTCACCAGCCTGGAGGCCGAATTCCCTGGGCGTTTCTTCCGTGCCCATCCTGCGCACCTGGTCGACGTCCAGCGCATCACCCGCATCGACGTCCAGCGCACCCAGGTCGATGGCAAGAAGCGTCAGCGTCTGCATGTCGAGCTGCGCGAAGTGCCGGGCCTGGTGCCCCTGGGTCGCCGTCAGCTGCGCAAGTTGCTGGAGCGCCGGCCCGACCTGGCGTCCTGATCCAAGCAGGCCGCGCAATGCGGTCTGTAGTTAAATAGATTTGTAGAAAAGTAGACCACTCCCCCGCTGCCTGGCGTTCTGCCGGGTGGCTTTCGGCTGCCTGCCGTTTGGCATGCGGTCCCGCTGCATTGAGGACGCCCGCGCAATGACCACTATCACCCTGGAAATCTCCGACGCGGCGATTCGCCGTCATGCCACCGATCCGGCCGTACGAGAGCTGAACGACAGCCGCCTGCCTTATCGCTTCCGTTACGACAAAAAACGCCTGGGCGGGTCCTGGCATATCGTCAAAAGCATTGAGGGAAAGCCGCGTTGGAAGAAAGCCGGCACCTTCCCCGCACTAACCACCAAGGGCCTGAAAGCTGCGCTGCCGGCGATCATGGGCCGCCTGTATGCCGACCCCAAAAACGCCAGTGCGGCGGTGGGGATCTACAAAGTGGTGAACGACGTCCTGGTGTGGTTCGAGGCGCGCATGGCCCAGGACCGCAACCTGTCGCGCAAGCGCAAAGACACCGTGCGCTCGGCGATTAAATGTCACCTGCGGCCCATGCTTGGGGGCTTTGATCTGTTGGAGCTGACCCGGGGCAACCTGGACAGCCAATTACTATGGCCGCTGCAATCGCGCTATTCGCTGGCTCATGTTCGCCTGGTCTGGCAAGTCCTCAAGATGATCAGCAAGCGGGCCCGTAGTGCGGGAGTGATCGAACAGGACCCGCTGGCCGGGCTCATGTTTACCGACTTTATCGGTGCGTCGATCAATGCCAAGGACTCACGCTTGCGCGCTGCCCTGGTGCCGGAGCTGATCGCCTCGCTGAGCCTGAACTGGAGCCGTGACCCGTCACAAACAGCCCTGGCGGTACTGATGCTGGCCAACGTCACGCGCCTGGGCGAAACCCGCCAAGCCAAATGGGCGCACTTTGACGGCATCACCTGGCACATTCCCCAGGCAACCGCCAAAACCCGGGTGTCGCATAGCCTGCCACTGACCGCACAAATGCTGGCCTTCCTGGAGCGTTACCGGCAGTGGCAACGCTCGACCGGGTACGACGGGGCCTATCTGTTCCCGGGCAAGCGCACCCGCAAGCCCATCACCGAACGCCAAGCGTCTGAGCAGTTCGCGCGCCTGGGTGCCGGCGAGTGGACCAGTCACGACCTGCGCAAAGTCGGTGCCTCGACGTTGCTCGACCTGGGCGTGGATAACCTGATTATCGACCTGCTGCTAAACCATAAGGTCAAGGGTGTGAACCAGGCGTACATCCATACGCATGCCGAGGAACGCAAGCGCGACGCCCTGGAACGCTGGCATTCCTGGCTGGATGATCGGGGTTTTTCTGCGCTCGGCCGTTAGACATTCACTAGACGGCGAAAATAGGTCCCACGGGTCAACGCCACGGACGGCGCGGCCTGGCGGGCTTTTCTCGCTTCCCTAGCATAAGAGGAAGTTGTTTTAACTATTTGTTGATTGCTAAACTTTGGCTCAATAAAGGCTTTACGGCCTGTAATGTCTGACAAGGGGAACGCATGAAACGCAAGCCCACCGCCCAGTCGATCCGCGTCGGGCAAACCCTGTACTACGTGGCCCACCCGCTGGCCACGTCCAGCCGCCGCTATGTGGTCGGATCGGTCCAGGTTAAAACGGACGCGTTGCCGCTGCCGCCCGATGGCCAGGCCGGGCCCTACCCGCGCCGTTTCGTGGCCAACCACCTGCGCGAATTCCCTGGCGACATGCACTACAGCCGCCGCGTTGCCACGCGCTACGCCAAGGACATGAACGCGGAAATGGACCGGGTTAACGCCCAGGTCCGTCAGAAGGTGCGCGCCCTGCAAGGCCTGTTAGCCAACCGCGCAGTGCTGGAGCATGTGATTCAGGCGGCCGCGCAATGAGCCGGGTGCTACTGATCGGCGCAGGCCTGGCCCTGGCCTTCCTGGTGGGCTGTAGCGACCCCAAAGGCGCCGAGCGCGTTCTGGCGGCCAATGGTTTCACCCATATCGAAACGGGCGGGTTTGACCTGTTTAGCAGCTGCCCGGACGGCGTCGTTACGTCAACGCCGTTTCAGGCGGTCGGGGTCAACGGCGCCACGGTTACGGGCCGGGTGTGCCGCCAGCTTTTTGAAGGCGCGACGGTGAGGGTCAACTGATGAGCGATCTGGAGCGCCTGTTAAAGCTGGTCAGCGTGATAGCCGACGACGGGTTTGCCTCGTCCACCAAGGGCCTAGCCGAGTACCGCAACGCCCTGTTGACCGTAGGGGTCAATCTGCTGGGCTACACCCCCGAGTTTGTGACGGACAAGCGCACCGCCGAGCAGCGCCGCCGCCGTGGCCCGTCGGGCGACCGCTGCCTGGGCGACGCGGTGCGCGAGGGTCGTCGATGAGCCCTGTCGCTATGCAAAGCCTGCGCACTGTCGCGGCGGCGTCCCCTGCGCATGTCCTGTTGTTCACAGGGCCGGGCGTGTCCGATGAGCTACGCGACGAGCTGGTGGCCTATCTGGTGTTCCTGAGGGTCGAGGGTGTGACGATTACCGCTGAAAAATACTTAGAGCGCGGCCAGGTGATCGCCACGGCGCCGCCGCCGCCCCTGGCGTGGCCTGTTGGTGGCGAGTGCGTGCTGTGAATCGCCCGGCCGAAGCAGATCCGCGCAGCCCCGAGGCCATCCGCAAGGAGGCCCAGCGCCTGCGCGAGATTGGCCTGGGCATCGAGCGCCGGGAGGTCAAGCAGTCGGCCCGCGAGCGCGACGTGGCGGACTTCTGCGCCCAGGTGCGCGGCGGTGATACGCCCTACACGTTTAACGAATACGTCAACACGCTGATTCGTCGGGACTATGACAGCCTGCTGGAACAGCTCAAGACCCTGAACGCTTCAACCTGTGAACAGTGCGGACGCATTCCACCCACGGTCTGCGGTGGCCGCTTTCCTGGATCTGCCAGCTGCTGGGCTCTGCGCGGTCGCTGGGATCTGATGCTGTGACTGGTCACAAAAGGCTTACAAATCAAAGTAAGTTAACAAACAGTAAAAAAAGACATTACAAATAGTTTGACAGCGGTGGCCACGTCCTTTACGATTTTGTCTAGCGTGGTGAATCCACCGACTCACGCGGACTGTTTCCCCTCTGACCTTCCCTGGTCGCCCTGCTGGACCCGGCCACCCAGGCCGGTTTTTCATTCGCTGTTGTAGTGCTGCTGTTGCTCTGATCTGCATGTTTTCCAGCTGTATTTCCTGACTGTTTTGCCCGGCTCCCACTGGCCGGGCTTTTTTTTGCCTGGAGTTTTTGCCATGTCCAAAGCCGTCGAAATCGCTAAGGACGCGGTCCAGGCGACACCGCCTGTCTACGTTGCGGCGCAGACGCTTATTTTTGGGTTGCCCCTGAGTTCCTGGGCGTCCCTGCTGGCCATCGTTTACACGCTGTTGATCATCCTCAACCACCTGCGCAAACAGTGGCTGCCCTGGATCGCGTCCAAGCCCTGGCAGCGCGCGCAGTGGTGGAAATGATCCGGCTGCCGCGTGGCCTGGTCCTGGCCCTGGGCGGATCGGCGCTCGCCCTGGTGGTCTCCCTGGTGCAATTCTTTGAAGGTGTGCGTTATGACGCCTATCAGGATATTGGCGGGGTGTGGACCATCTGCTACGGCCACACGGGCGACGTTCTGCCCGGGCAGCATGCCAGTGCCGCGATCTGTACGGCCTATCTCAAGGCCGACATTGACACCGCCCTGGCAGCGGTTGAACGGCTGATCACCGCGCCGTTACCCGTCACGCGTAAAGCAGCCCTAGCCGATTTCGTCATTAACGGCGGGCCCAACCTGCTGGCCAAATCCTCAATCCGACGCAAGTTGAACGCCGGCGACACGCCAGGCGGTTGCGCGGCTATCTCGCTCTACGTCTACGCGGCCGGGCATGACTGCCGGGTCAAGGGGTCGGGCTGTGAGGGGATCGTCACGCGGCGCGATGTCGAGCGCTGGCTATGTGAGCTGGAACCATGACCGTTTCCCGTACCTGGGCGCTGATCTGCGCCCTATTCACTCCCAACCCAACGAAAGGGGCTTTCAATTTGGAACTTGCCAACGACGCAACCGGCGCCGGCTCTGCCAGCCTGGTGGCCGACGCTTCGACTACTGCTGTCAGTGCTGACACTGCTGGCACTGCTGCCGCCGCCGCGCCTGCCGCTGCTGCCGACACTGCGTCCGCTGTCCTCATTCCTGGCAACACGGCCGGGCCTGCTGCTGTTTCGGCGCTTGCCGAGCCGTCACTGGTCGGCCTGGTCATTGGTGGGCCTAGCGCTGCTGATTCGGGTGCGGTGGCTGGCCTGGATGCAGACGACGAACACGAAACTGGCGAGGAACTGGAAAGCCTCAAAGCCATTGCCGGTGGTGGTGTGGACCTGTTCGTGACGGTGCTGAAAGACCTGGTGTCGTTCGCCATGGACCTGGGACACGACTTCGATTCGGCCTACGACAAGTCGGTGGCGCGCGCAAAAGCCCTGGCCGCGAAACTCTGATGGCCAAGGTCGTCGCGGCTATCGTCGCCGTCCTGGTATTGATCGCGGTGCTGGGCGGGTTTGGCCTGGAGCTGTACCACCAGGGCGCCGCCCAGGTGCAGGACCGGGCGAACCTAGTCACTGCCCTGGCGGCCAACCAAACCCAGGCCGATGCCCTGGCCAGGCTGCAAGCCGACCGCGCCGCCGATGCTGCCCAGGTGTCGGCCCTGGTCGTCAAACTGCAAACCATCAGTGCCGAGCAGACCAGCCAGCGCGCGGCCTTCGCCAAGGTGACCAACCATGCAACACCCGCTGAACAGGCTTTGCTTGGCAGCCATCTGCCTGCTGCTGTTGTGCAGCTGTTCCCGCGATCAGCCGGTGCAGCTGCAACAGGCGCAACTGGTTCCCCTGTCCATCCCTGACGCGCTGCTGACGCCTTGCGCTCTGTTTGGGCTGGAAGGGGACACGGTGAGCGACCTGGTTAACTTCGCCATTGATCAAACGGCTGTCATTGCCTGTTACCAGGCAAAGCAAGAGGCAGTCCGCGACAAGGTGAATAAACAAGTTCGCTAACTTGCTGGAAAAAGTCCATGTCTGATCTATTTAACGTTTCGATACGATCAAATGTCCGGGAAATCAGTAAACAGCTCTCAGACATGGCATTAAAACAACTAAGGTTCGGCACTGCCCTGGCCTTGACCCAACTGGCCAAAGAGGTCCAGGTGGATGAGTCCGACAACATCGGACGCACGTTTAAAAAGCCTAAGTCCTTCACCAAAAACGCCGTCGGTATGCGCGGGGCACGCAAAGACAATCTAACCGCGATTGTCTTTGTTAAGCCGATTGCTGCGCGCTACTTGCGGCCTTATGAGGACGGCGGCAACCACGTTTTGCCGGGCAAAGCGCTGTTGAACCCCAAGGACATCAAGCTAAACGCTAATGGCCAGCTGCCGCGCGGGGTGCTGGCCCGACTCAAGGCCCGGCCGGATGTCTTTATCGGCGCGGTGCAAACCAAATCGGGCCCGGTCAACGGTGTCTGGCAGCGGATCCCCGCCGCCAAGACGGGCGCGCAGACGCGCCGCCGTGTGGCCGCTGCCATCAACACGGCCGCGCATTTGAAACTGATTATTCGTTTCGGTGATGCGATCCCGGTGCAAAAGAGTTTGCACTATCGCAGTCGCGCCGCCTCGCTGATTAATCGGCGGGCCAACGCGGTATTGGCCCAGGCCATGAATAAAGCGCAACTAACCGCGCGCTGATCGTTATCGGTTTATTACTGCTGCTAGTGCGGCGACGGGGAATTACTTGCATACCTTTCTTATTGTCCTGGCGGCAGTGCTGTGCCTGTGCGCCATTGTTCTAATTCTTTGTCATATCAGTGGCCGGAACATGACCCCGGTGGCCAGGACATTTTCCAGCCTGTTCATCGGCTGTTGTGCCGTGATGTTGTCGGTCCAGGTCATGCTCGGCTATCCCACGGAGGCGGATCACTACGCGGCCCGCTATGACGGTGACGCTATCCAGTCGCAGCTAACTCTTTCCAGTGCCGCCAGGTCTGTCGCGTCGACGGCGATCAGGTGTGCCCGCCCCTACTGCCCGGGAGTGCTTGCCATGTCGAAATAGACCACTGCGTTTCCTGAGTCACGGGCGCAAGTGACCGTCGGTCCTGGTACGACAACCCGGGGCGCTGGCCAGCGGTGCAGCTGAATACTGGTCCGGAGCGCATCAGCCGCCAACTGATCCCGTTAGCGACCATTGAGGTCACCAAGGACGGCCGTGGCACGGCGCCGGATAACGTCACCGGCACGCCCAGGGGGGCCTGAGCAGGGGGGAATGAGGGCCATAGGCACCCCCCCCTAGTTTGGGTCCCTCCGGGGTCTTAATGCAGCGTGGGCATTGCGCGCCACGCTGCGCCCCTAGCTACAAGTTTTGAAATTTGGGTAACAGTCAAAAAATGGCCTTAGTCAATCAAGCGGAATTCGCCCGATTGATGGACGTTTCCCGCAAAACAGTCACGACCTGGAAAGCCGCGAATCTATTGGTTTTGGCCGGTGGTTTGGTCGACGTCGAGGCGTCCAAAAAGGTCCTGCAAAAATACCGCCGCGACGGCGTCCCGTCTGTTACCTCGGACACGGCGAAGTCGCGCAAGAAATCCCCGCCAGGTAACAGCGCGGGTAACGCGAAAAAACGCGCACCAGGTAACACGGCGCCGCCGCCGAAAACGCCCCGCAAACGACCCCCCGCCAAGCCCGACACCCTGGAGTGGGAAGCCGAGCGCGAGCTGGAGCTACGCGGCGCAAACCTGAGCCTGTTAGAGGCCAAGCGGGTCAAGGAAAACTATCTGGCCCTGCTGCGCGAATTGGAATACCAGGAGCGCACCGGATCCCTGGTCGACCTGGACCTGGTCAAGCGGGTGCTGTTTGAAGAACACCGCGCCCAGCGTGATGCCTGGCTTAACTGGCCAGCCCGCGTCGGGCCGCTGATCGCCGCCCTGTTTGATCTGGAGGCCGACAAGGTTGTAGGGGCGCTAAATGAGCATGTCCACAAGCACATTACCCAGCTCGGCGAACCCGCGCTCGACCTCGACGCTGAGCAAGACTGACCAGGTACGCAAGGCCATCCGCAAGGGCTGGACACCGCCGCCACGCATCAGCGTGCCGGACTGGGCCGACCGCTTTCGCGTGTTGGCCAAGGAAGCCGGCAGCACGTCAGGCAAGTGGTCAACGGCTACGGTGGAGGTCGCACGCGGCCCCATGCTGGCCGTGACCGAACCAGGGGTGCGCACCATCACGGCGATGGTCAGCACCCAGCTACTCAAAACGGCGATGCTGGAGAACATCACCGGCTTTTTTGCCCACCTGGACCCCTGCCCGATCCTGCTGATTCAGCCCAAGGAAGCGGCGGCCGAGCAGTTTTCCAAAGAGCGAATTTCTCCGCTGATCCGGGTCACACCGGTCCTGCGCGAGATCATGGGCAACAAGGGCAAATCGCGCTCAAGCGACGAAACGCTGCTGTACAAGGCGTTCCCGGGTGGCTTCCTGGCCCTGGCCGGTGCGGGCAGCCCCGACAACCTGGCGCGCCGCCCGATCCGGGTCGTGCTGTTCGACGAGGTCGATAAGTACCCGATCACCCGCGAGGGCGAGCCGATCCCCATCGCCGAGGAACGCATGGCCACCTTCGGCGCTAACTCGCTGTCGGTGCGCGTCTGTTCCCCCACGGTCGACGAGGAAAGCCGGATACAGGCCAGTTACCTGGATTCGGACCAGCGCCGGGCGTCCCTGGCATGCCCAGGCTGCAACCACCGCCAGTTCCCCGACTTCCACAAGCATGTCGTGTGGGACAAGAACGGGGCCACGCACCTGACCAAAACCGCGCGCATCTATTGCGAGGCGTGCGGGCTGGGCTGGTCCGAAGGTGACCGCCTGCAAGCGTTGACGACGGTGCGCTGGCACCAGACGCGGCCCTTCGATTGTTGTGATCAGCATGTGCTGCCGCTGGATCTGTACGAGCAGCGCCGCGCCGTCTCGGGCCTGGCCGCCGTGGATGAGGTATGGACCTGGACGCACAGCGACCGTTTTGCGGTTTACATGGCCCGGTGTCCGAAGTGCGGCGACCATCCGGTGAGCAACGAACACGCGGGTTTCCAGGCGGGGAAATTATTCAGCCCCTGGCCCAAGGACAAGCCGGCCGACATTGCCCGCAAGTGGATCACCGCCCAGGGCAACGAAGAAATGTTGCAGGTCTGGTACAACACCCAAATGGGCCTGCCCTACCGCAAACACGCGGGTAAAGAGATTCGCGTGGCGCGCCTGCTGGAGCGTCGCGAAGTGTGGGCTGCCGATATTCCCGACGGCGTCACCGTGCTGACCGTGGGCATCGACGTGCAAGCCTACCGCCTGGAATTGGAGCTGGTCGGCTGGGGCATGGATGAGGAATCGTGGTCGATTGACTATCACGTCATTGAAGGCGAGATGTCAGACCCCGAGACGCAAAAGGCCCTGGACGCTTACCTAAAGCGGATCTGGTATCGCGCGGACGGTCGACCGTTCACCGTCAAAGCCGCGTGCATGGACTCGGGCGGTAACCATACCCAGGACGTCTACAAGTTCTGCAAGGCGCGGATCGGTCGCAAGATATGGGCGATCAAGGGCGAGTCGGCCACCAGTGGCCAACGCAACCCGGTCTGGCCCGTCAAGAAGCCCAACAGCCGCAACAAGTCGGCCTATCGGCCGATCATGCTGGGCGTCAACGCCGGCAAGGACAGCGTGTCGCAACGCCTGCAAAAGGACGCGCCTGGCCCGGGTTACATGCACTACCCGGTCACCCGCGACCTGGGCTACTTCGAGCAGCTGACCGCCGAACGCTCGGTGGTCAAGTTCAAGGGCACCCACCGTTACCGCGTGTGGGAATTGCGCCCAGGGCGGGCCAACGAGGCGCTGGACTGTCGCGTGTACAGCTACGCGGCATTGCAGGGCCTTATTCACGCCGGCTACCGCCTCAACGCCGAAGCCATCGCCATCGCCAAGACCATTGGCCCGACGGTCGCCCGTCTGGTCGAGCCGGAACCTGTCCAGGACGTCGTCCAGGAACAGGCGGCAGCGCCTGAACCGCCGCCGATCAAACGCCGGTCGCGCGCCAGTCGCCTGGCGTGACTGGTCACACAACCATAAGCCCGCCCCGTGCGGGTTTTTTATTGGGGGCCTTTATGCGCCGTTCTTCTTCACCTTCGGTCAGCCTGCTGGCCGGTCGGCCGGTTGCCCAGCTGCAAAGCGACCTGGCAGCCGCGCAACAGGCCTATATCGAATTGTCGACCGGGGCCAAGGTGGCAAACGCCACCTACGCCCAGGGCGCGGGCAGTCGTTCGGTCAGCTACAGCCAGGCCGATATCGGCGCTGTGCAAGTGCTGATCCGTACCCTGCAACAGCAACTGGGCATCGTTGACCGTGCCCGCGCTCCCATTCGGCCGGTGTTCTGATGGATCCTGTACGCATTCTGGGCGCGAATGGCCAGCCGCTGCCGCCAATGCAGCCGAGCAAAGCCAAGGCCCTGGCCCAGGGCAGTAACACGCCGTATGACGCGGCCAGCTACGTCGGCGAACACGTCGCCGATTGGAATCCCTACCTCGCCTCGCCTGACGGCGAACGCAACATGTACCGCGACCGGATCACCGCCCGTTCGCGTGACCTGGTGCGCAATGACGGCTGGGCATCGGGCGCGGTGACGCGGATCCTGGATAACCAAATCGGCGGCAACTTCCGGCCGATGTTCAAGCCCGATTACAAGGCCCTGGCCTTGCGCACGGGCATCAAGGCCTTCGACTCAACCTGGGCCCATGAATATGCCCAGGTGTTGGCCGCCAACTTCCGCACCTGGTCGGAGGGGCCAGGCCACTACGCGGACGCCCAGCGGCATCAAACATTGGTGCAGCTGATGCGCCTGGCCTTCCGCCACAAGCTGATCGACGGCGACGCCCTGGCCCAATTGCTCTGGCTGCCGGAGCGCATGGGACCAGGCCGGGCCAGCTACGCCACCACGGTGCAGCTGATCGACCCCGACCGCCTGTCTAACCCGCAACTGGTGTTTGATTCGCAGACCATGCGCGGCGGCGTCGTCGTCGACCAGTACGGCGCGGCCGAGGGTTACTACATCCGCCGCGCGCATCAAGGCGACTGGTGGTCCGCCGCCGAGAGCCAGACGTGGGACCTGATCCCCCGAGAAACATCGTGGGGCCGGCCGATCATCGTGCATGACTACGACCCGGACCGGGCGGGCCAGCACAAGGGCGGCACGGGGATTTTTACCCCCATCCTGACCCGTATGAAAATGCTGGCCAAGATGGACGGCGTCGAGCTGGATGCGGCCGTGGTAAACGCGGTGTTCGGCGCATACATCGAGAGCCCCTACGACCACACGCTGGTCGAGGAAGCCCTGGGCGACAACGTGGACACCGGGCTGTCGGCCTACCAGACCGACCGCGCCGAGTTTCACAAGGAGCGCCGCACCGCCCTGGGCGGCGTGCGGGTGCCGATTCTGTTTCCTGGCGAGAAAATCAACGCGGTCGCCTCAACCCGGCCGAACGCGAATTTCGCCGGGTTTCAAAGCACCTTCCTACGCAACTTCGCCCAGCAAACCGGCCTGGCCCCGCAACAGCTGTCGGGCAACTACAGCGACGCCAACTATTCCAGCCTGCGCGCCGCGCTGCTGGATGCTTACAAAACCATGGGTCGCCGGCACTACGACTACAGCCACCGCTTTGCTAACCCGATTGCCAACGGCTGGCACGAGGAAAGCCGCGACGTGGACGCCTACCCGCTGCCCCGGGGTGCGCCGGAGTTTGCCCTGTGCCGCGCCGAATACGGCCGCATGATCTGGATGCGGCCGCCACGCGGCTGGGTGGATCCGGTGGCTGAGAAACAAGGCGCGGTCCTGGGCATGGACGCGGGCCTGTCTACGCTGCAACACGAAACCCAGGAACAGGATCTGGACTACGAGGAAGTGCTGGAGCAGCGCGCCCGCGAAATCGCCAAGTTCGAGTCCCTGGGCATGATCCCACCGACCTGGGCGGGTATGCAGGTTTACCAAAACCAGCCCGTGCCCGCCAACCAGGTCGCCACCAAACCGGAGCCGCAATAATGCAGTTTGGCCACCTGGCGCAACGCATGTTTAACACCCCCGTGGCCATCCGCCCGGAAAAGGCCGAGGTGATCATGGCCGCCCTGGCCGAACGCATGGGCGTTTCGTCCATGCGCTACCTGGGCGGCGATTCGATCAGCCTGGCAAAGCCGCTGATGATGAGCGACGACGCCTACGACTACGGCCCGCGCGACCTCAACGAGAAGGGTTACGACGTCGCCGGCAACGTCGCAGTGATCCCCATTCACGGCACCTTAGTGCAGAAGCTGGGCACGCTGCGGCCTTACTCGGGTATGACCGGTTATGACGGCATTCGCCAGGCGTTCCTGACGGCGCTGTATGACCCCGAGGTTAAAGCCATTGTCCTGGACGTGGATTCACCAGGCGGTGAGGTCGCCGGGTGTTTCGACCTGGCCGACGTGATCTACAACGCCCGGGACGAAAAGCCGATCTGGTCGATTCTCAACGAGTCGGCCTACTCGGCCGCCTATGCGCTGGCCAGCTCGGCGCACCGCATCGTCGTGCCCCGCACGGGTGGCGTGGGCTCGATTGGCGTGATCTGCATGCACGTCGACATGAGCAAGGCGCTAACCACGGCCGGGCTACAGGTGACGTTCATCACCTACGGCGACCGCAAGGCCGACGGGCATTCGGAAATCGCCCTGTCGCCCGAGGCGCTGGCCGCGTTCCAGGGCGATATCGACACCATGGGCGAGCTGTTTGTGGACACCGTGGCCCGCAACCTGGGTCAGTCGGCCAGCAAGATCAAAGCCACCCAGGCCGGCACCTTCCTCGGCGCCCGTGGCGTCGCCATGAACCTGGCCCACGAAGTCGCGGCGCCCGATGCCGCTTTCCGCTCGCTGATTGCACAGCTGGCATAACCCCCCGATCAAGGAATCATCCCGTGCCTACTAAAACCATGTCCTTTGCCCACCTGCTGGGCCTGGCCAAGCGTGCCGCGAAAGCCTCCGACGATGACGACGACCAGGCGCGCCGCGCCGAGGGTCCGCTGGACGATGACCCGGCCGACCAACAGAACGCCAAAGGCCGCAAGGCAGAAGGCGACGATGACGACGATCTGAACCCCGAAGGGGAAGACGACGACGCCGAGCCCAAGGGCAAGAAGGCCAAAGGCAAGAAAGCCGACGACGACGAGAAGCCCGACGAAAGCGCCGAGGAAGACGACGACGACGCGCCCAAGGCGGTGCGCGCTGATCGTCAGCGTTGCGCGGCCATCATGGCGTTTGGTCTGGCCCACGGCTGCGCCGAACAGGCGGGCGTCCTGGCGTTTGAGACCAACATGGGCAAAAAGGCCGCGCTTAACGTACTCAAGGCGGGCGGCAGTCGCAGCACCCAAGCCCCTGCGGCGAGCCTGGGCAATCGCATGTCCAAGCTCAACCACGCCCAGGTCGGCCCCGAGGGCGGCGGTGGTCAATTGCCGCCAGGCATGTCGACCATCGCGGCCGGCATCATCAAAGCCGGGCAATAAGCCGGCATCACCCACCCCCTTGTAACTGGAACGGATCATGTCCCTGACCCCCACTGTGATGGGCGATAACGCCCAAGTCCCTGGAATTTCCGCTGTCGCTTACCGCCCTGATCAGCTCATTGCCGATTCGCGCACCCTGATCAGCGACATGGTCGTATTGGGTGCCGGCACCTACAAACGCGGCCAGGTCTTCGGCCTGGTGTCCGTCGCGGCCGTAGAGGCGGCGCCAGGCGCGGCCAACGTCGGTAACGGCAGCGTCGGTGCCCTGGCGAGCAAATCGCAGAACACCGGCGCGTATACGCTGACCGCGACCAGCGCGACCGAGTTTGCGGTGGCCAGCCCCGAAGGCGTCGCCCTGGGCGTCGCTACGGTCGGTGCCGCGTTTACCAGCGCCGACATCGCCCTGACCGTCTCGGCCGGTGCGACTGCCTTTGCACCTGGCGACGTGTTCACCGTGACCGTGTTCGATGCGGCCGGCATCTATGTGCCGAGCGTGCGCACCGCCACCGACGGCAGCCAGGACGCCAGCGCGATCCTGGCCGACGACGTCACCCTGGCGGTGCCGGGCAAGGTCGGCGCGTACTTCGCCGGCGAATTCAACCTTAACGCGTTGATTCACGATGCCAGCTGGTCGCCGTCGTTGCTCGCCGCTTCCCTGCGCAAACACGGGATCTACGCGAAATCGTCGATCAGCGCGGCGGCCCCGTTGAACAACTCGGCGCCGTAACGTCCGCCCCACCTTCCAGCCCGCCCCGCGCGGGTTTTTTTCTGCCTGAGATTCGCCACAAGCCCGCCGCCGTGCGGGCTTTTTTGTGGCCGCTCGCTTTGCTTTGGAGTCGTCATGCCTGACGCGAACACCCCGAACCTTGCGTTTACCACGGTCGACCTGATCCAGGTCGTGCCTACCCTGAAACGGCCGACCAAGTTTTTGCTAGACCGTTTTTTCCCGCAAATTCAGGTTTCCGAAACTGAATACGTGGCCATCGACATCGACGTGGGCAAGCGCCGTATCGCCCCGTTTGTCAGCCCCCTGGTCGAGGGCAAGCTAGTCGAGCAGCGCGGCCGTCAGCTCAACCTGTACAAGCCGCCGTACATCAAGGACAAGCGCGCCCCGGATCTGCGCAAACCGGTCATGCGCCAGATCGGCGAGCGCATCGGTGGCGGTCAGCTCAAGGGCGCCGAGCGCGAAATGGCCAACATCAATTTCGAGCTGAACGACCAGATCGACATGATCGACCGTCGTATGGAATGGATGGCCGCGTGTGCGCTGCAAACCGGGCAAATCATCGTCGAGGGTGAAGGCTTTCCCACTGAGGTGATCGACTTCGGCCGTGACCCGTCACTGACCGTCGCGCTGACCGGCAACAAGCAATGGGGCGTGCCGGCGAACTTCGACGAGAACGGGTTTGACCCGATCCCGCAAAAGTCGATTGAGCGCTGGCAGCAACGCATTCTGCGCCTGTCGGGTGCCCAGGCCACTGACCTGGTGTTTACGACCAGTTCCTGGGAATGCTTCATCAACGGTTCGGCGATGCAAGGCGCGATCAAGTTTCCAGCGCTCAACACGGCCGGCAACACCATCAACCCGGGCGCGCAAATCGCACCAGGCGCCGTTTACAAAGGCAAATGGGGCCAGTACGACCTGTGGATTTACAACGAGTGGTTCGTTGACGAGGACGGCGTAGAACAGCCGATGCTGGAAGACGGCAGCGTGCTGATGTGCGGTCCCGACCTGATGGGCATTCGCGCCTTCGGCATGATCATGGACCCGGCTTTCAATTACGAAAGCATGGCCTACGCGCCTAAAACCTGGCTGCGCGAGGATCCGGGCCAACGCATGATGATGATGCAAGCCTCCCCCCTGGTGATCCCTTCCCGCGTTAACGCTTCGCTGTGCGCCGTTGTCTGCGCGCCCCTGCCTGATCTGGAGAACGAATAATGACCGCTGCCGCTAAGAAGGCCACCGAAGGCAAGTCCGTGGCTCGCCTGGTTGCGCCAGGTCGAACCGTTGTCGGCAACGACGGCAAGTCTGTCGGCCCAGGCACTAAGGTCTGGATCCTCGACACGGACGTGGAGCGCCTGACCCGCCTGGGTTACCTGGTGGACCCGGAAGCCAAGCCGATGAAACGTCGCGGCCCGGCCACGTTGAACGACCTGGGCTGATTGGCGCTCGACTTCGACCGACTGTTGCATGCCCCGATCAGCGCCATTTTTGGCGAGTCGGGGCATGGTGCAGACCTGCCGGTCTACCTCCCGCAAAGCGGTGCGCCCTACCCCGTCGACGGGATTTTTGACAACGCCTACACGGAACCCGACCTGATTTCGGGACTGTCACCTAACACCGTCGAAAACGTGTTTGGCGCAAGCCTGGCCCAGTTCCAGGCCGCGCCGATCCAGGGCGACCGGATCACCATCACCCGCCTGGGCAAAACTTACCTGGTGCGCGACGTGCAACCGGATGGCCACGGCTGGCTCTTACTCAAGCTGAACGAACAATGACCCAAACCGCTGAGCTGTTGGCCCTGGCTGTGGATGCCCTGAAAGGGGCGACCCTGGCCGGGGATCGGGTCTATTCGGCCCTGAACTGGCCGACCACGGCCGTGCAATACCCCATGATCTATTGCAAGACCCCGACCGAGGACAAGGAGTCGCTAAGCCGCAACGGCGCGCCGAGTTTTAACGTGACCGTCACGCTCAAGGTCGAGGCCCGCGCGGAGCTGGGCGCCCTGCCCAACGGCCAAAGCGCCGCCCTGCTGGAGCGTCAACTGGCGCTGCTGGGCCAGCAAATTCAGGTCGCGTTGATCAACAACCCGGCCTTGATGGGCAAGCTGCAACAGATCCCGTTTATCCGCACCGAAATGCGCACCACCGATGCCGCCAATAAGGAAATCGGAGAAATCGAGGTGGCCATCGGGCTGGAGTTCTTCCAAAGCGGCGAGGACTTCTACCCGTTGCCGAGCTGGCCCCTGGAAACCCTGGCCATCACCGGCGACCTGCGCAACGTCTTCGACCCGTCCGGCACCTACCCCGAGTCGGCATTCCCCGATTCAGTCACTGAGGCACCACGCACCAGCGGGCCAGATGGCCGCGCCGAGGCGGGCCTGTTTATCACACTCAATTCTGAGGCTTGACCCCATGCGAGTTTTTCCAGTCCCTGGGCTGCCCCTGCGCGACCCGGTAAAGGGCGACTTTGTCCCCGACGAAGGCCGCGAGGTCGCCGATTCGCCCTACTGGCGCCGGCGCTTGCTGTGCCAGGACGCCAGCTTGAACGCGCCGAAGACCACCCCGACGAGCGCCCAAGCGGCGCCGGTGGTGGTGATCGAGGACGTGACCGAGGTTGCGCCGGCACAAGCCGACGACACCGCCCTGGCGACCGATGACAGCGATTTGGTTGTGGCTGACGGAGACAACGCCCAATGAGCGTATCGTTTAGCAAGATCCCGTCAAACCTGCGCCTGCCGCTGTTCTACGCCGAGGTCGACAACAGCCAGGCCAACAGCGGCGCGCAGAACCAACGCACGCTGATCATTGGGCAGATCACCCCGGCCGGTAATGGGGTGCCCGGCGTGCCCGTGATCAGTGGCGGCATTGCTGATGCCAAGGCCAAGGGCGGCCCCGGGTCCATGCTGCACCTGATGACCATGGCTTACCTGGCGTCGGACAGCTTCGGCGAGGTGTGGTTTTTGCCCCTGGCCGACGCTGACCAGTCGATCAAGGCCATTGGCTCGGTGGCGGTGACAGCGGCGCCGACCGACTCGGGCGTGATTTCCCTGTACATCGCCGGCAAGCTGGTCAGCGTGACCGTCACGGCCACCGACACCGTGGCCACCGTGGCGGCCAGCATCATCGCCCAGGTCAACCGCAACACCGCGTTGCCGGTGACGGCGGCGGTCGATAGCGTTTCGCCTGGAAAGGTCAACCTAACCGCGAAAAATGCCGGCGCCTGCGGTAACGACATTGATTTGCGCTTGAACTTCCTGGGCACCATCAACGGCGAAGCCACCCCGGCCGGCCTGGTGCTGAACGTCACGGCGATGACGGGCGGCGCGACCAACCCGGTGCTGGACGATGACCTGGCCATGCTCGGTGATGAGCCGTTCGACTTCATCGTGTCGCCCTACAACGATAAGACGTCGTTGGACGCGCTCAAATCGCTGATGAACGACACGACCGGGCGCTGGAGCTGGGCAAACCAGATTTACGGGCATGTGTTCGCGGCGAAAAGCGGCACCCTGGCGAGCCTGACGGCCTTCGGCGTGACGCGTAACAACCAGCACGAATCGGTGATCGGCGTGTACGACTCGCCGACCCCGAGCTGGCTGTGGGCTGCCGACGTTGCCGGCGCGGCAGCGGTCGCGCTGCGCGCAGATCCAGGCCGCCCGCTGCAAACCCTGACCCTGGGTTATGTGACGGCCCCGCCGCACGATTCGCGCTTTATCGCGACCGAGCGCAACACCCTGCTGTGGGACGGCATTTCGACCTTCACCGTCGGTTCCGACGGCACTGTGGCCCTGGAAAACGTGATTACCACGTACCAGGAAAACAGCTACGGCGAGGCCGACGACAGCTACCTGGAAATCGAGACGCTGTTTCTGCTGATGTACGTGCTGCGCGCGCAGCGCTCGGTGATCACGTCCAAGTTTGCCCGGGTCAAGCTCGGCGCCGATGGCGGCCGTTATGCGCCTGGCTCGGGTGTCGTCACCCCGTCGGTGATCAAGGCCGAGCTGATCGCCAATTACCAGGAAATGGAAACGAACGGGATGGTTCAAAACAGCGCCCTGTTTGCCCAGGCCCTGGTCGTCGAGCAGGACAAGACCAACCCCAACCGGGTCAACGTGCTGTGGCCGGTCGAGCTGATCAACCAGCTGCGCGTATTCGCCCTGTTGGCCCAGTTCCGCCTGTAATCCCTCCCGTTCCGTCCAAGCCACCCCGCCCGGGTGGCTTTTTTATGGGTCAAGAAAATGAGCAACCTACTTGCCGGTACGGCAAACATCACCGCCAACGGCCGCAACCTCATGCTGGTCGGCGACCTGTCCTACGACCCGTCGTCGGTCAAGCGCGAAACCAAAAGCGGCCAGGACGGCGTTCACGGTTTTTCTGAAATGCCCAAGCCCGGGAAGATTTCCGGGACCTTGCGGGACTCGGGAAACCTGGTCGTCGCTGACCTCAACGCCATGACTAACGCCACGGTCGTGCTGAGCCTAGCCAATGGCAAAACCGTGATCGGTCGCAACATGTGGACCGTTGACGCCCAGGAAGTAAAAACCGCCGAGGGCACCTTTGAGGTGACTTGGGAAGGCCCGACCGTAACCGAGGTGACCGCATGAAAATCCAGCCTGAAACCCTGAAACTCGAATTCCGCACCCCCATCGTTATCGGCAAAGACGAAGGCGCCGTGACCTACACCCATGTCGATCTGCGCGAGCCGACGGCGGGCGACCTGGAACACGGCCAGCGTGCTGACACCCCGGTGGGTGCGGTGATTAACCTGGTATCGACCATCGGCAAGGTGCCGCGCCTGGTCGCCGAGAAGATGTCCAGCCGCGACATCAACGCCGCGAACAAGTACCTGTCCGGTTTCCAAGATGGCCCCGAGACGGCGGCGGCTGGCCAGAACTGATAGCCGAACTGACCAAGTTCTATGGCTGGGGGCCACGCGAAGCCTGGTCCCTGACCCTGACCGAGCTGGGGTGGTGGGCCAAGCAGTCAAACCGCATGATCGAGAAAAAAACCGATGGCCAGTAGCTTCAAGATCACGATTGACGCGGTCGACAACGCCACGGCCGTTTTCCGCAAGGTTAACGGCGCGGTCAATCAGCTGTCGCGGCCGTTTGAGCAGGTCGGCCAGTCGTTCAAGGGCCTGGGCCGGGAAATGGGTTTGCAGCGCCTGGGCAAGAACCTGGGCAGCATTGGGCGCGAGGCGCGCGGCGCAGCCTCGGGGGTGACCTCGGTGGTCGCTCCCCTGGCGGCGATCACCGGCGTGGGCTCGGTGGCCGGGATCATCGCCCTGGCCGATGGCTGGGCGCGCCTGGGCCGGTCGACCGCGAACACGGCGGCCAACATCGGCGCCAATGCCGGCGACCTGCAACGCTTCCAGGGCGCTGCGCGCCTGGCGGGCCTGTCGACAGACGACATGGATAGCAGTCTGCAAGGCCTGGCCAGCACCATGGAAAACGCCGCGTTCGGCCGGGATAACAGCGCGTTAATGCTGTTCAACCGCCTGGGGGTGGGCATCAAGCGCACGTCCGACGGTGCGATGGACGCAACCGGCGAATTCAAGGCGCTGGCCACCGCCATCAGCAACCTAAAGAACCCGCAACAGCAAATGCTGGCCGCGCAGAAATTCGGCCTGACCAGCCTGCTGCCGCTGATTCGCCAGGGGCCGGAGGCGTTCGACCGGCTGACCGCGCGGGCTGAGGCGATGGGCCTGGTCATGTCGGGATCTGCGCTCAAGGCAGCAACCGACTTTGCCAACAGCCTGGACAACCTACAGGGCGCCGGCACCGGGCTGAAAAACTCGGTGATCGAGCAGCTGACCCCGGCGCTGAAACCCCTGGTCGACGAGCTGGCCGGCTGGATCGGGCAAAACCGCGAGCTGATCGCCCAGGACGTCGGTGCCTGGGCGCGGGACTTCGCCACCTGGGTCAATGGGGTGGACTGGAAATCGGTGGGCCAGGGTGTGCATGGCTTCGTCAGCGACATCGGCACCGTGGTGGACAAGCTTGGCGGCTGGAAGAACGTGGCCATCGGTGTGGGCATCGCCATGAATGCCGGGCTGATCGCCAGCGTTGCCACCCTGGGCATCAGCCTGGCGCGTGGCGGTGTGGGCATCCTGTCGTTTATCGGCCTGCTGTCCCGCTGGAAATGGGCATCCAACGCGGCCAAGGTGGCCACGCTGGAGACGGCAGCGGCTGCCGAAGCGGCAGCGGCGCGCGAGGCGGCGGCAGCACGCGGGGGCCTGCTGGGCGCCGGCCTGCTGACCACCGCCGTGGTGGGCACATCGCTGGCTTTGTCCGGCGATCAGGATCAGGGCGAACGTGACGCGCGAACCCTGGAAAACCGCGCCATGGCCGGGGATCGAGGCGCCGCCCTGGCGTTGGCCAAGCAACAGCTGTCCCACTGGTATCAGCCGACGCCATCGAGCAAGGACATCGAGCAGCGCGCCGACGACATCGGCAGCGGCCGCCAGGCCGGCTACTCGCCCGAGCTGATGGCCAAGCTGCACCCGCAACACGCGGACGCCGAAAAGCAGCTGACCGGCATCGAGCAGAAATATCAGCTGCCAGCGGGTTTGCTAGACAAGGTCTGGAACCAGGAGTCGAGCCGAGGCGCGGCGCTGCTGTCGCCCAAGGGGGCCAAAGGTCATTTCGGCTTTATGGACCCGACCGCCAAGCAATACGGCCTGACGGACCCTAACAACTTTGCGGAGTCGGCCGACGCGGCGGGCCGCATGTACCGGGATCTGTTGAAGGCCAACGGCGGTAACCTCGACAAGGCGTTGGCCGCCTACAACTGGGGCCAGGGCAACCTCGACAAAAAGGGCCTGGAGCAGGCCCCGGCCGAAACCCGGCACTACATCCACGACATCAAAAGCGGAATGCAGGCCGAGCGCGGGCAAGACGCCCCGACGCAAACCTGGGTCAAGCCTGAGCGCGCCCAGGCCGCGCCGGAGCAAGCTCCACCGGAGCAGGTCGCGCCGCAAGGCCCGGTCAGCACCGAGAAGGCGCAACCCCAGCGGCACGCCTTTGACGTGACGTTTAACGGGCTGCCAGCCGGCACCACCGCCAAAGTGAGGTCGAAGACGGGCGCCGACGTGGATTCCAGAATCGGCTATTCAGGCATAGGGGCCATCGCATGAAAGGCTGGGTCAAACAGCTAAACCCCGCGTCGTTCCGTGGGCTGCGCTTCGGGGTCCTGGGCGGTGAGGCGCGATTCGGTCGACGCCTGGCCGTCCACGAATACCCTGGGCGCGACAAGCCCTACGCCGAGGACATGGGACGCGGCACCCGGGTGGTTAACCTGGTCGGATTCCTGATCGCTGACAGCCTGGTCTATGGCGGCGGCGACGTGATGGAACAGCGCGATCTGATGATAGGAGCGGCGGAAAAGGCCGGCCCTGGAATCCTGATCCACCCAACGCTCGGCCAATTGGTGGTGTCCATCCCCGAGGGTGGCCTGTCGATTGTCGAGCGCTGGGACGAGGGCCGTTACTTCGAGCTGCATTTCTCGTTCATCGAGTCCGGCGACCGCGTGTTCCCGACGACCAAGCCCGACAGCCGTTCGTTCCTGGGCCAGGTGCTGAGCGCCCTGGGCCTGGACGCGGCGGCCGACTTTGTCGGGTCCGTGGAGGCCGCCGTTAGCACGGTATTCAAGGCGATTAAGATCGCCGAGGGGGTCATTAGCGACGCCCTGGACATGGTGGAATCGGTGATCGAGGTCGGTCAGTCCGCGGTCAATGCGGTGATTGATACGGTCGCGGCATTTCAGCAAATCGTCGGGCGGATATCGCACGATGCCAGCCAACTGAGCAGCCTGGGCAGCCTGTTAACCGGCGACTACGGCCGCTATACGTCCGGGGCGACCACCAGCGCCCTGCGGCAAAGCCAGAAAGGGTCGGATTCATCGGCGGACTTGGCGGCCGTGATCGCGGCCAACGTGGTCAAACGTGACGCTGTCACCCGCGCATCGGCCACCCTGGCAGCGGCTGCGGCCAACTTTGGCGGGGGCACGTTGCCGGTGTTCATCAAGGCCGCCCAGGACCTGGTCGCCGCCGTAGCGGCGGGAATTGCCACCCCGGCCGATCAGATCCGCCTGCTGACCGAGCTGGCCAGCTTCACCCGGCCCGACTACGCCAGTACGTCGCAGATCGGCCAGGCCAAAACGGTCGCGCAATACGTCACCGCTGCCCTGCTACGGCGCGCCGCGCTGGGCCAACTGGCCACGGCATCGAGCAACTACGCACCGACCTCCTACGATGACGCGGTGCGGGTGCGTGACACCGTCGTGGGGCTCATTGAGGCGGAAATGCTGATTGCCGGCGACATGGGCGACGATGCCACCTACGGCAGCCTGCGCGACTTGCGCCGTGCGGTCATTCAGGACCTGGACGCACGCGGGGCCAGCCTGGCGCCGCTGGAGGTGTTCACGGTGCGCGACAGCCTGCCGTCCCTAGTCCTAGCGAATCGGCTGTACCAGGACCCGAACCGCTCTGATGAGCTAATCGGGGTGGCTGACCCCATCCACCCGGCGTTTATGCCGGCAAGTTTTCGCGCGCTTAGCAGCTGACGCCCCGTCTGGAATTCCCCATGTTTGATAACGATGTGACCGTGATCGCGGGCGACCAGGTGCTGACCGGCTGGACTGATGTGCGGATTACACGCGGCATCGAGCGCCTGCCCAGCGATTTCAATCTGTCCATGTCGGACGTGACACCGGGCACGCTAAACGCTGTGGTGGTCCGCCAGGGCGACGCGGCCCAGATCAAGATCGGCGACGACCTGGTGATCACCGGTTACGTGGATCGCATGATCCCCGGGTATTCCAAACAATCGCACTGGATCCGCCTAGCCGGTCGGTCGAAATGCGCCGACCTGGTCGACTGCGCGGCCGAATGGCCTGGCGGGCAAATCAGCGGGGCCAATGCCCTGGTGATCGCGCAGAAACTCGCCTCGGTCTATGGCATGAACGGCGAAGGCATCCCGGTGGCCAGCAACGTGACCGACCTGCCGATGATCCCCCAATTCAACCTGCTGAACGGGGAAAGCGCGTTTGAAATCATCGAGCGCATCAGCCGCTATTCCGCCGTGCTGGCCTACGACCTGCCCGACGGTAGCCTGTTCCTGAGTCGCCTGGGCACCACCTACACCGAGGGCGGGTGTCGTGAAGGGGTCAACGTAGAGAGCGCCTGGGTGGAAAACTCCGCCGATGCGATCTACAGCAACTACGACGCCCTGTTGCAATCGATGGACGTCCTGGGCGACCTGGGCGACAGCGGGAACCTGATCTACAGCGCCACCGACCCGAACTGTCAGCGGCATCGCCGGCTGATCCTGATTGCCGAGGCGGCCGGGGGCGGCCTGGACATCGTCAAACAGCGGGTGTTGTGGGAAGCGTCACGACGCAGCGGGCGCAGCCAGGTGGTGCGCCTGGTCGTCGATTCCTGGCGCGATGCGGCGGGTGTGCTGTGGACGCCTAACACCCTGGTGTTTGTCGAGCTGCCGACCCTCAAGTTTACCGGCGACTGGTTGCTGCTGTCGGAGGTGACGTATTCGCTGACCGAGGAAGGCCACCACGCCGAGCTAACCCTAATGACGCCGAGCGCGTTTGAACCTCAACCGGTGCAACTACAGCCGGTCCTTGCGGAGTTTTCCCATGGGCTCAACTACTGACGGGCAACTGTCGCGGATTTGGCGGCGCGTCCAGCTGGCCGTCGGCCGTGGCCGGATCACATTCAGCAACGACGCCGGCAACGTGCAAGCGCTGCAAGTGCGTCTAGGTCAGCTGGAGACGCGCGACGGCACGCCGCGCCTGGGTGAGTTTGGCCACGCCTCACGGCCGCCAGTGGGGGCCGACGTGGTCGCGGTGTTTGCTGCCGGCAATCGCGCCGACGGCGTGGTGATCGCCACCGGGCATCAGGCGTCACGCCCGCGCGGCCTGGCCGAAGGCGAAAGCCAGCTGTATGACCTGTGGGGCAAGTCGGTTTATCTGACCAAAGACGGCGGCATTGTGGTGGAGGCCAAGGGCACGCCGGTCACGGTCAATAACGCCACGGTGGTGACCATCAATGCCAGCGACTCGGTGGTGATGAACACCCCGCTGTTGAAGGTCAGCGGCAACATTGAGGCCGGGGGTGACATCACCGACGGCGTGCGCAGCATGGCAGCCGACCGCGCGATTTATGACGGCCACAACCACGGGGGCGGCCCAGCGCCGGCACAACAGCAATGAGTGACATCAAAACCGTCTGGATGGCCGACACGGGCCAGGGCGATTGGACGATAGCCGACGGCGCCCTGGCCAGTTCCGACGACCTGGGCACGGCGCTACTGATCAGCCTGTTTTCGGATCGCCTGGCGGATGGCGACGACACCTTGCCCGACGGCAGTACCAACCGGCGCGGCTGGTGGGGCGACCTGGACCAGGACGTGCCCCTGGGCTCCCGCCTGTGGCTGCTGTCGCGCTCAATCCTCGACGATGACGTGGCCAAGCTGGCCGTGATCTACGCCAAGGAGGCCTTGCAATGGATGATCGACGACAAGGTGGCCGAGTCCGTGACCGTCACGGCGACCCCGGACGGACGCAAAACCCTGGTGCTTGACGTGACTGTCACGCGCAAGACCGGCACCCAGTCGTACCGCTACGGCTGGGCCTGGGCTTCGGAAGCCTGATCCATTTCCCCCGCATCACGACCGCCTAACGGCGGTTTTTTTTCGCCTGGAGTTTCTTATGCCATATCCACGCCCGGCCCTGTCCGAGCTGCGCGCGCAGGTCGCGTCTGACCTGACGGCGGGGCTTAAAACGGTCGACGGCCTGTTGCGGTTTTCTAACCTGGGCATCCTGGGCACCAGCGTGGCCGGCCTGTCCCATCAGCATTACGGGTATCTGGCCTGGATCGCCAAGCAGGCCACCCCCTACACGGCGACCGGTGAGTATCTGGAAGCCTGGGGCGGGCTGAAAGAGGTTTACCGCGAGGGCGCCACCTTTGCACGGCTGCGTGCGACATTCCTGGGCGTGGCGGGTAAGGTCCTGCCCCCGGGCACCGAGGTGGCCCGGAGTGACGGGGTCTACTACCTGACGGCCGCCGAGGCCAAGGTGGCCGGCGACGGCACGTTGTCGGTCGACATTGTGGCCCGCGACTCGGGGACGGACGCCAACGCCAGTGCGGGCACCCTGGTGACGCTCGCCGGCGTGGCCGACGGCATCCAGTCCAGCGGCGCCGTGACGGACACGGTCGCCCTGGGCACCGCCCTGGAGCTGGACGAGCCTTTCCGCACGCGGGTCCTGACCGCCTACCAGGCCAAGGCGCGCGGCGGGGCTATCGACGATTACCTGGTGTGGGCATTGAACGCCACGGGCGTCACCCGCGCCTGGGTGAAACCCCTGGGCGCCGGCCCGGGCACGGTGGTGGTCTACGTCATGTTCGACGTGGTCAATATCGACAATGACGGGTTTCCCACCGGTGGTAACGGCCTGTCGGCCCTGGACTCACGCGTCACGGCGGCATCAATGGCAAAGGGGGATCTGTTGTCGGTGGCCGACGCCGTGTTTGCCAGCCAGCCGGTCACCGCCCTGGTCTACCTCTGCGCGCCGACGCCTTCGCCGGTGCCCTTCACCATCACCGGGCTGGCCACGTCGTCGAGCAGCATGCGCGCCGCCATCGCCCAGGCGATTGCCCAGGTCATGGTCGACCAGGGCGCGCCGATTGAAGGCACCGACGTGGATCTGTCCGCGATTGAATCGGCGATTGCGGCTATCGCCGGCACGGCCGGGTTTGTGATCACCAGCCCAGCCGGCAACATTCCCAACCAGCGCGGCTACCTGCCAACCCTGGGGACGGTGACCTATGGCTAAGGTGAATTTTTCCGATGCCGATTACACCCGCGCCATCGCCAACCTGTTGCCCCCGGGGCGGGCCTGGAGCCGCGAGCCCGACAGCGTGCAAATGCAAGCGATGGGCTGCTACGCACAGACGTTTCGCCGCAACAGCGACAGCGCCCTGGCGTTGCTCGCCGACAGCTTCCCCGCCAGTGCCATCAACCTGCTGCCCGAGTGGGAGGCCACCCTGGGCCTGCCGGATCCTTGCGCCGGCGTCGCTCCAACGCTGCAAGCGCGCCGCGCCCAGGTCACGGCCCGCTTTGCCGCCACGGGTGGCCAGTCGGTCAGCGACTTTGAGACCTACGCGGCGGGCCTGGGCTACACGATCAAGGTCAAGCAATACAGCCCGTTTCGGGTCGGGCAGAACGCCATGGGCCAACAGCTCGGCGGCCTGGACTGGCTCAACACCTGGGCCATTGAAACCCCGGCCAACACCATCACCCGCTTTAGGACCGGCGCCGCTGCCATGGGCGAACCCCTGGCCAGCTGGGGCAACGCGGTTTTGGAGTGCGAGCTAAACGACATCGCCCCGGCGCATTCCATCCTTCAATTCCATTACACGTAAGGTCAGCCAATGTTTCAGATTGATAACGACACGTCGTCGCAGAACATGCCGGCGCCGACAGCGGCGGGCATCCCGGGGTTTTTCGTCGACGGGGATCCGGCAAAGGGTATCCCGGCCACGATCCTGCCGGCTGAGTTTATGAATATGTTGATGATGGAATACATCAACGTAGTGAAATCGGCCGGGCTCAAGCCAAGCAAGGCCGATTACACGCAACTGGCGCAGGCGCTGCCGCTGCTGATCAGCAAACTGGCGACGGTGGACTGGTCCAAGGTGACCAACGTTCCGGCCGACCTGGTGCATGCCAACACGACCCCGGTTTTTGGCGGGCTGGAGCTGAATTCCGGTACGCCTTACATTGATTTTCACTTTGGCAACGATGCCAGCGACTACAACCTGCGCTTGATCAACAACGCCGACGGCAACCTGGCGTTGATGAACAAGGCCGGCACCGTCTTATGGAACGCGAAAGCCTCAATTTTTGACATTGGGGTGCCGGCCCTGATGCGCAAGGGCCTGTCGCTGCTGTCCCAGGGCGCTGGCATGTCGCTGGCCCTCAACAGCGCCGACGGCACCCTGACGCGGTTTGCGATCAACCACACGGACGCCAGCTTTGCCCTTTGTACGTTCACCGATGCCGGGGCCTATGCGTCGTCAGTGGTGACGGTCAACCGAGCGACCCGCCAGGTCGTACTGAGTGGCGGCCTGGAGGTCAGCGGCGCGGCTCTGCTGGATTCGTCGCTGGAGGTCAAGGGCGGCACCGTCCTGGACGCGACGCTGGAGGTCAAAGGCGCGGCGGTGATGGACACCACGCTGGAGGTCAAAGGCGCGACAACGCTGGACTCGACGCTACAGGTCAAAGGCGGCGCTGTGATCGGGACCACCTTCGAGGTCAAAGGCGTGGTCCAGCTGGACAGCACGCTGGACGTGTTAGGCGGCACCACTCTGCGCAGCAACGTAAACGTAGGGGGTGCGCTGGGCTGTAGTGCGTCAGTAACCGCCGCGAATAACGTGGTCGCGGGTGTCAGCGTCTATGCGGGCATGGCCAACATGACGTCCAACGTCTTGCACATGCAATGCAACGACGCGGGCAACACGGGCAACGTGCATCTGTGGCTGTACAACTACGACGGCACCGAACGCGCGCTGATCTATGGCGACAGTTCGGGGGCCCTGCATTTCCGCGCGAACGGCCAGGCCGACAGTCTGGTACTGGCCAGTAATGGAGGCGCCGTCTTCAAAGCCACGTTAACGGCGGCGGCGCGCGTCCAGGGCGGCGACCTGTTGAGCCAGGGCAATCTGTACCTGGGCGGCGGGGCCACCGTGATGCAGTCCGACGCCAACATCAGCGGCTCGGTGTGGGGCGGTTACCTGTCCACCTACCTGACAAACACTTATGTCACGCGCACCAACCTGCCCGGCGACCTGGCGGTTTACGCCGGCAACTGCGGCGCCGTGGGGACCTACGCCTACCTGCGCAATAACTCGCCGACCAACATCGCCCCGGGCGGCCTGATCGCAGGTTCCAGCCTGGCCTACTCCGACTCCGACGAAAACCAAAACGGCGCCCCTGCGGGCACCTGGCGCGCCATGGGCTGGGGCACGTCCGCCAACTGTTCCATGTACATGCGTATTTCCTAATTCCCGGAGTAAAGAGCATGACCGATACCACCACCGACACCCCCGAAACCGTCGACACTGTGGCCGCCCCGGGCACCGTAGACGCCGTCGAGACCCGTGACGCCGCCGATACGGCGGACACCAGCGAACACGACGCACTGGTGGCCCAAATGGCCGAAAACGACGCCAAGGTCGCGGCCACCTTGGCCGCTGCCCAGGCGCAAGCCGCCCAGGAGAAAGCCCCCGGCCTGGTCTACACGGCGGTTGCGGATCTGCACTACGCCAACGCGCAAAAGACCGTGATCAATGCCAACGTGACGTTTGAAGGGCTGGGCGTACTGCCGTTTAGCTGCACCGCGAACGACGTGGAGGCCCATGGCCAGGAGCTGTACGCCAGGGCGGTGGCCGGCGACTTCGGCGAGATTGCGCCGTATGCCGCGCCGGCCGCCACCGAGGAAAGCGCGCGCACCTGGCGCGACGCGGAGATTGTCGCCAGCCAGTGGCTAGTCGAGCGCCACCGCGACCAGGTCGATTCGGGCGTGGCCACCACGCTGACCGCTGCGCAATATTCCGCCCTGCTGGTCTACCGGCAAAAGCTGCGCGACTGGCCCACCGCCTCGGGCTTTCCGGCCGATGCGACGCGCCCGGTCGCACCTGACTGGCTGGCTGCTGCCCAGGTCGCCGAATCCGTGTGACGCGTCACGACCCCGCTTGACCCCCCTTCCCTGTATCCCCGAGGTATCCCATGTTTCTCTCTTTGCCGCGCGCCCTGGCGCAGTGGGTGTTTCTGTTCGTCTGCAATGTGGTCCTGGTGCTGCTGGGCCTGGTGATCGTCGCCCTGGCGATCCCCTGCCGCGTCCCTGGGGTGTCCGTCAGTGATGGCCGCCCTATCGTCAACCTGCCGCGCTGGGCCTGGCTGTGGGGCAACGATTACGACGGGTTGACCGGCGACAAGCACGGCACCTGGGCAGCGTCCACGCCGTTTGGCTGGCCGGCTGATTCCTATGGCGCGATGTACGTGTGGGCCGCGCTGCGCAACCCGGTCAACAACATGCGTCAGACGTCGTTGTTTTCCTGCCCGGTGGCCAGCTGCACGATCACCGGCTATGGCCAGGACTACGTCCGCGACCACGACGGGCAAGCCGGCTGGCAACTGGTGATCGCCAAGCGCGGTTTGCGCCGCTGGTACGGTTTCTATTGGGTCCACCAGTGGAGCGCCACCCGCGCCCTGGTGGTGCGCCTGGGCTACAAGATCACCAAGGCCGACCAGGGCCAGGCTGAGGTGATCGGCATGACGACCAAAATCAATCTGTTCAAGTCGATCTAGGCCCGCCCGGGCCGCCTGGCGTGCCTTTCGATGGCCGGCAACGACCCGCAAGGCGCCGCCAGGTTCATGTAAACGAAACGATTTGTTTGCCCGATCGGAGTTTTCGGGAGTAGGATTCGGGGAATAACTCTCTGATACGCCCGGCAAAAATCTTGCTGCGCGAGGTTGTCCATGCGAGTGCCGAAGCGACGCGCGGCACACCCAAAAGGCGACTGGCAGAAAAAAGAGGTTTAAAAAAAGTAAACTTTTAGATGCGTTCTAGTTAAATGAACGCTAAGATTGACGCCATCAAGACGCCTGGAACGGCGCATAAATGGCGATAAAAGCCATAAAAAACAGGACTTTAGCTTCGCAGAAAAGAAAAAACCCCAGGGCCGGCAAGCCTTGAGGTTTTTGGGGTCAACCGCACAAAACTCATGCAACTAACCGGTGATAAGGTTTGAGTTTATGCGTGTAGGCCCACTGATGCAAGCGCAGACAGTTGGGGATCTACATGCACGGCTTAACCGAGCCTGCGCCCGCGCCCATTTTGCGATGGGGCAAGCGCGCGTATGGCTATCATGGCAGCAACCTGGGAACAGGTAACCGCTGCAACCACGACCCGGAATCGCTGGCCGTCATGCGCCTGGCGCTGCCGTCCACCAAGGACGGGTTTCGGGTCAAGATCCTCGACACCCTCATTAAAAAGGCGCAAGCCTACTTCCTCGACCCTGAGTCTGTGCCCCTGCTGGCCTACCTGGACAAGAAGAAGAACCGCGACGGCTCCTATCGTCAAAATCGCAGTGAAGGCCGTGAGGCGCAATCGCTGGTCATGTGCGCGATCTTTGCAGCGCTCGACCTCAAGTCGTTGCGCGTCGGCACCTATACCCTGCGCGGTGAGTTTAAAAACCTGTCGTTCGACGAGCTGGCCCGCCGTTGCGGCCTGACCAAGCCGAGCAAGGATCCTGCACAGCCTGAGCCCGTGGCGTCTAGCCGGTTCTGGCGCGCCATTGCCTGGCTAAAACGCGCCGGCGTGATCGAGGTTTTCGAGCAGTACGAGGAAACCACCGACGGCAAGCGCGGCCGGCCCGCGATCAAGACCGTGAGCCAGGCGTTTATCAGGACCCTGGGCAAGTTCACGCGCAACGCGTTGAAGACAGCCCGCGACAAGGCCCACCAGAAGGTCACCAAGTTTCTAAACGGCGCCGTCTTGGGCGGCGTGCTGAGCAAGGCCGAAGACGAGCAATTGACGCATGAGCTGCAACAGGAATCCATGCGCAAGCAGATGCGCCAGGCCCCTACGCTGAAAAACCAGCGGCCTAAGACAGTCCCGCGCGACAACGACACGACCGCCCTGAAAAACGATTACAAGGCCTACACCGTCGCCCTGATGGAGCGGATCAGTAGCGGCCTGGGCCGTCCTGTACGCGGTCTGGCGGAAAGCCAGCGATTGTTTAAGGAATTCGGCGGCCTGTCTGAGCCTGAATGGCTGCTGAGGCGCACCGAGTAACACCCCCGCCACACCTCCCCGCAACACTCTCCCCGAAGCCTCGGGCGGCCCACTGTGGCCGCGCCGGGGCTTTCCTGCGCCTGGCGCCCTGTCGCGCCCTTCCCTGCCCCTTAAAACAGCTCAAATCGAGCCCTGGCGGCGCCTAAATCACCCCTGTTTTGCCCCAAGCAGCACGCACCTGGCGCCGAGCGCCGCACCCCTGGAAATTTAAGTGGGACCCCCAATTATTAAGTGGGTCCATAGTTGGTTTAAGTAGTGAGTGTTCTTTTCCCTTTTAGCTTCTGAGAAGCGGGCGGCACGCCTGCGGCCTGCCTTTTTAATGCCTCGGCAAGCCGAGACCTGCCTATCTCGCCTGGGCTTGCCCAGGCAACGAGGCCGCCCGCAGTTCGTGCCTACGGCACGGCGGGACGATGGGTTTTAAAGCCTGCCGCCGCCGTTCCGTCAGTGAGGCGCGTTCCACTCCTTGCGCGCCGGAGAACGTCCGCGCAAGACCTCACAGCCGGCGCACCGGCACTACAGTCGATCACGCGCCGGCCGTTGGCCTGGTAGGTCGCTACGCTCCCGGTAAACAGTGAAGGGGGTGGCCCTGCCTTGCGCGTATGCCTGCAAGCCCGCCAGCGCCGTTTTGGACGGTTTAGCGTTGCTGGCCAGGTCTGCGCATGCCTGCACGATTCGCGGCCGTGCGAGCCCCTGGCGGCCTTCGGCCGCTCGGCGACCGCAATTCGCCGTCGACGTCCGCGCGAACGCGTCACGGCGGTGGGTGCGGCCGCGCCTGGATCCGCGCCGGGCCAGGTTTACGGGCCGGCTGCGCCGCGAGCATCGAGGACAAACATTTTACGCTGGCTATGTTTGTAGATTTGTAGAAATGTAGTAGCCTGCTGGCTCCCTAGTTGTGATCTGTCACGCCCCTGGAGCCCCTGCGCAATGATTGACCCGAACGACAAACGCACCCTGGACCTGGTCGAAATGGCCAGCGGTCGACCTGCCCGGCCGTTGGCCGAGCTGATCGAGGCCAGCGCCCTGGCCGCTGCGCCCGATGATGACGACGAGGCCGATTCCGGCCCGATGGATCCGGCCGCCCGCCAGCGCCGGATGCGCGCCAGGCGCAAAGCTCTGGGCAAAAAAGCGGTTTGGCTGACCGATGTAGAACGCCTGGCCATCCAATGCGCGCTGGAACTGTTGCACGCGATCCCGGCCCCGGGCCTGGCGGCGACACTGGACGCGGCGCTGCAAGCGGTGACCCCTGGCGCGATCTGGCCGGAATCGGCCGCACCTGCCCCGCGCGTCGAAGGTGGCCAGCTGGAACGACTGCGCGCACGGGTGGCGGATCTGGAGCAGGAAAACGAGCTGTGCATTGTCGAGCGCGGCCGGGCTTTCGAGGCCGTCCAGGTGCTACAGGCGCGGCTCCAACGTGCCGGCCTGCCCGCTGACTACCAGCGGCAGCCAGACGAGCCTAAATAGTTTTATAGAAATGTAGAAATGTAGAAATTAAACCGGTAGGATGACCCCACCAGCCCCCAAAGGAGTGTCACCCATGAAAGCAACAATCACCCAACGCACTGAGCCGGTCGCCTGCCACTACGCGTTCGGCTTCCTGGACTCGGCCGGCCGCGAATACGGCATGGCGTCACTGTGCTGGGAAGTCGAGGTAACCGAGCAAGTCGAAAAAACGGGCGTCTACTACACGTCGTTCGATGCCCCCGGCCATTATTTCGCGGCAAGCACTCAAGCCACCCGCGACGGAAAAAGCTACGGCGCATCGCAAGACAGCCGCTATTTCAAGACCGAAGAGGAACGCGAGGCGTACCTGGCCCGCCGCAAGTCCGACAGCCTCAAGGCCGCTGAGAAAAAGGGCATTCCGCGCAAAGTAAATTTACGTTTAACTATTAATGTAGAAATGTAGATTTCTACTTGCACGCCGTACCCAAAGGGTACACAATACAACCCATGGGAAGCGCGAAGGGCGCGGCCCAAGCCCCAAAGGAAGGTTGAACATGCTGGACAATCGCGAAGCACTGGAACTGGAAAAGCTACAGGTTGAGATTCAAAAATTCATGGCTGAAAGCCGCAAGCTGAACGCCGAGGCGCGTAAGCTCAAACGGGAATCCGACTGGTATCCGTTTGCAGCGGGGGCGGGTCTGGTCACTGCCATCGTGGCGCTGCTGACAGTCTTCGTGAAGTTCGTCAGCTGATCCACCGGCCCCGCGAAAGCGGGGCCACTGTCGCCCGTCGTGCCGGCTTGTCATTTGCCCGCGTCGGGGGCACATTAAGCCCAAGGGCGGCGCAACAGGCGCGGCCCGTACCTGAAAGGATGACCTGCTATGAACAACGCACAAGCCAAACCGCTGGAGCAGCTGCACAGCGACGTCGCCGCCTTTAATGAAGAAATGCGCGAGGCGCGCCAGGCTTCGGCCGTGACCCGTAGCGGCCTGGTGCCGTTTGCCCTGGGCGCGATGTCCGCCCTGGCCACTTTCGGCGTGGTCGCCCTGCTGCTGAAAGTCTGACCCCCCTTCCCCCTCATAAGCCCCGCACCGGTCGGGGCTTTCTGGTTCCCCTATGAAAAGAATTGCGCACTACACCCCGCCGTCACCGGCTGACCTTGCGCGTCTGAAATCTGACCTCAAGTTCACCAGCCCGCAAATGGCCGATCTGACCGGCTTGGCCCAGGGCGCTCACTGGCGCAAATACACGGGCGGCGCGACCCCGCGTGAAATGGGTGTTCACATGCACTTTTACCTGGCTGCGCTGCTGACCCTGAGTGACGACGAGCTGGCCAGGGTGGCCGCGACCATGCGCGAACACGGCGCGGATATTGAGTTAGGCCCCTTGCCCGCTGGGCCTTCGGCCTGAGCTAGGTTTGTAGCTTTGTAGAAATGTAGTCTTATTCTGTAGGTGGCCCCCGTGTCTGATCCCTTCGAGACGTTGCCCAAAGTCCTGTCCCTGGACGACCTGCTGTCGATCCGTTCGCCGTCGACGTACCTGGTCAAAGTCGACGGTGACAGCATGCAAGGCGCCGGGATCTACTCCGGCGACATCCTGATAGTGGATAAGGGCATCGAGCCCACGCGCGGCGACATCGTTATAGGCGTGATCAACAATGAGCCGCTGTGCAAGCGCCTGGACTACGAGGGCCGCACCCCGGTGTTACGTTCGGAAAACCCGCGCTACCCGCCGCGCTGGATTATGGAAGGTGACGATTTTAGCGTGTGGGGAGTTGTCCGCTACAGCCTGCGCGCGCATACGCGGGAGACTTAATCCGTCGGCCCTGGTCTGATGTCTGCCCCCATTAGGATCTGCCTATATGCCTACCGAAACCGCTGCTAACCTGCGCACCAAAGCCCTGGCCGATTGGAAAAAAGCGGTCAACGATCAAAGCGCACTGCTGCGTGACCCGTCACAACGCATTAAAGAGCTGACCGACCAGGCGCGCCAGGCGCACGACCAGGGCGTGATAAATGCCGAGGATCTGCGCGAGTTATTGGAATGGGCAGACGCGGCCTTTGCCTGGGCCGAGGAACACCGCACGGCCTGAGCCGATCAGGGCAGCCGGGTGCGTTCCTGGTTTATCACCCGCTGCAATTGCTGGAGCGCGACCAGGTCGCCCCCGACGCATTCGCGCCAGGCCTTGTGGGTGTTCTTATACAGGCCGTCAATCTCGCTGATCACCCTGCGGTAACGTGCGACCTCAAGCATTAGCCGGCGAAGATCAGGCGCGCCGTGCTGGGTCCAAAGCTGTCGCAGTTCGGTTTCGGTGATCGGTTCAAATGGCGGGAGTACGCGGGCCATGCTGAGCGCCTTTTACTGTTTGGATGTACAGTATTGCGAGGCGAGGTTTTGATTGCCAGTACCGGCGATCAGGCGCCGTTTTTCGGCTATCACGATGAGAGGTTTGCGGCATGAGCCAACGCGGTATTGATTACATGACGGCTTACACGGCTGTCAGTGCCCAGCTGATCGAGGAAGGCTATGAGGATCTGCTGGACGGCGGGCCCGGTGGCGTGCGCGAGGCGCTGGCCCAGATGATGGGTGATGCCGAACAGATGATGATCCGGGCCGCCGCGCTCAAGGCCCAGCTGGATGCTGCCGACGCGCAAATGGCCGATAGTAAGGATCTGCATTAATAGTTAGGCGAACGGCCGGCGTAAGGAATTAGGCCGGCCAGACGGCGTGCAATTCGGTGTCTGAAAAGGGGTCAGAACGGGGGATAAGGGCCTGGCGGCGCGGCGCCTGGATAGTCGGCGGCTATAGCTTTTGTCACTGCCCGGGCGCATACCGATTGTCATAAATGCTTCGCCCGGGCGCCGGGAGGTCTACAAAAAGCACCTGCACCATTTAATTCAATGTTGATTTATAAGGGTTTTTTGCCTTTACCCGTCAAAACGGCGCGCATTCTAGCGGCCGTCGGTCGACAAAATCAAATGGTTTTACTTGTAAACGCTTGCACAATTTATCAGAACTGATAATCTCCGCCTGACCCGACATCGTAAATAATGATTATCCACAAATTGTTCGATTGAATTTGCAAATCAAATACCCAAGAGACATAACCTCCCCCTATGTCGGAGGACCCCCGAAATGAGCCAAAATATATTCGAGCTGTTCACAGCTGATCCCGTGGAATACAACATGAAGCACCTAAAGGTGCAGCTATTCGCGGCGCTGACAAAGCTGATACGTGAAAAGCGGTGGACCCAAACCGAGGCCGCCCAGGAACTGAACGTGAGTCCGCCAAGAATGAGCAACCTGTTCAAAGGTCACTTAGAGAAATTTTCCATCGACGCGCTGATCGAAATGCTGGTCCGTATCGGTTATAAGCTCGATGTAGATTTCGATCCCGATAATCGGCAGCAACCGCTAACGATGAACGTAAAAAAGGCGACGCTGTGAAGCGTCGCCCTGTGGATAGATCGCCCTGCCGCGCTCTATTTACCCGCCTGTTACTCATCCCCTGCTTTGATCGCCGCTATCAAAGCCTTTAGCCGTAGCTCTACGGTTGACATCAAGTGCCTGTCTACACCGTTCGTTGTTTTCTCTCCGACGTACAACACGTAGATAACGCCTTTGACACCCGTGTAATACACGCACCGCCATGCTGGCCGGCCGTTCTCCTTGAGTTCGTACACGTTGGGGCCCAGTGCTCGCAAAGGGCTGACGGTACTTGTTGCTTCCATGTTGTTGCATAGATTGGTCAAGCTGAGCACGAATCTTAGCTGCTCTCTATCAGGTGCTGCCGCCATTTCCTTGCCTGCTGCTTTTGCAGGGTAGAACTTGACGATGCGACGGTTATTACTTGCGGTGTCGGTATTTTCGTTTTTGTGGTGTTGCATGGGATACCTCATAATTGTGGAGAGCTGGGCTATAACTGGACATGATTTCAATACCTTTCAGGTTTGGGTTAACTAGCACAATCGTAGGCTAAGGCTAAAAATCGCCTGTTTTAAGCGCCGTCGTCGTAGACGGTATTATGCCAGTGCGGTAACCTTATCAGAATTGATAAGATTCGCAAACTATTTCTAGCTTGTTACGGCAATTATTAAATTGACGTCAAATTAGTTTCAGTCGGGTTTGCATTGCTGGCTAAGCGCACGGCCTGGGCGGGAGGATGCCGAGGATGTGCGCGAGCTGCTGGAATGTGCGGACGCTGCCTATTATTTGGCGCCCGTCACGCGGTCGTATTCCTCCCAGCTTGCGAACCCTATGGGACGCTTGGGCTGTTCTGGGTGGACCCGTTTCTGGCGTACTAACAGGACATTGATCTGGCTAACGTGCTGAATCAATTTAACAGGCGAGCCATCAGGTCGAGTGCCGATAAAGCCGATCAGCGAGGGGTTCCAGTAGGTCAAGTCGTCAAAGGAAAATGTGATTTCACTTCCAAAGCTGACCAGCTGGCCGCCGACCTCATATTCGTCCTCTAGGTCCCTATGAAAATCATTGATCCATTCGATCAAGCGGCGATGAAACTCGCTCGCATAGTTCGGATCTTTGAAATCGGCCATGTTTGGCATGCTGCTGTAGGTGGACATTAGCTCGAATGGGTCGGACATATGCTTTCCGGGTATAGATGGTGGGAACGCCAGTCTAGCCGGGGGCTGAAGGTCCTGCGGTTCTTCTTTGGGTGCTGCAAACATCAGGAGGCGAGTTTTCCCGCTGAAGTCCTGATTTAATGAGCGGACGTCTGAACCCTATCCAAACAGCAAGGAGCAAGACCAATGCAGATCAGTGAAGCGTATGAAGTGGCTGAGGTTCGCAGTCCCGCCGATGCGAACAAAATGATAAGGGATGGCTGGAAACTGCTAGCCGTTGCGCCTGGATCAACCGGCGGCAACGGTAGCACCTACGTGATCTATGTCCTGGGCAAGCCCAAGCGGTGACCGCTGGAGTTTCAGCGCGCGCACCGATCCCCAGCGACGATAAGCAGCGTTACGAATAACGGGTGCTATGTTAAAAGCACCCCCTCACACGACACGGCCCTGGCGGCCTTTTTTTCTGGTCGCGGCAACCACTCCCCGGTATACTGGCGTACCAGTCCTGGGGGTTCTGGTTTTATGCGTTACGGCCCCCTGCCCCGAACCTGACCAGGTGCCCGTCATGTCCCACCGTCGCAGCCCGCTGCACACCCGCGAACGCCGTCGCTTTATCCGCCCTGAACCCATGGCCAACCCCGACAGCGGCCGCGCCGATCCCTTGTATTGGGACGCGGTGCGCTTTGTCCTGGCACGCGGCCGGGTCGGCACCGTCGGCCTAATGCGCCGCTTCAACATCGGCCGGCAGCGCGCCTATGATCTGCTGATCGGTATGCGTGCGGCCGGGGTGCTGTACCCCGGGCACTGGCGGGGGGTCTATCGGCCGATGGGCCTGGCCTGGCGTTGGCTGCAACTGATCGGCACGCACGCCGATGCGCCGAGCAGCCCAGGCGCCTTTCGCCTGTACCTGGATGGACACCCCGCCTATGCCCGCGTGCCGGGCTGGAGGGCTGCCGCATGAATCCAGGCGTGAACCCAACCGATGAAATCGACACCATCGTTCACCAGCTCGACGCGCTGTTTGGCGAGCTGGAAGGCCTGCCCGAAGGCGAGGCGATCAGCCAGGCGCTGCGCGACCGGGCGGACAGGATTCAGGCCATGGCCCAAGCCTGCCGCGCTACATCGCTGTTTCCCCTGACGGCGGACAAGTTCGAGCAGGCACGCAAGCGGCTGGAGCAGATCACCCACCCGAGCCAGTACCTGGCCCGCGCCTGGAACGAGCTGTTAGACCAGATCGCCCATGCGGACGGCTATCTGCAAGCGTCGGCCTACGTGGTGTTTTTTGTGCCCCTGGTCGCGCTGTACCTGCCAGCGGTGCCGGCATGAGCCTGGCCGAGCGGATGAAGGCGACCCCGGCCGAGATCGAGGCCGGCGAACGACGACTGGCCGCCCGAATCGCGACGATTCATAAAGCCGACACCGACGAGGACCGCGAGGACGCCGTGTGGTATGCCCGCCGCGTCCTCGACCAGCTGCTGGACTGCGGTTACAGC